ATAGGGTGCTACCTGTTTACTCTACGGGGTACGGTGAGATTGACCTAACGAAGTTACTCCAGTCTAAGGTAAGCTTTGACCTAGAGCCAAACAATACCACAGTATACGATGCAACCAACAGCCACTACAAGTATGACCTTAAGGTAGGTGAGGAGTATCTCACCACGACCACGTTTACCACTACTATGAGTCAGTACACTACTGCTCCCTATGGTGGTAGAGTTCAGTTGAATGGAGCTAACACATTTGTGGTAGGTGATCAGATAGTTTTAACTCAAACAGGTATAGGTACAGTCAACCCTACCCTTGACGGCCTGTACACTGTACTAGTAGCTACACCTACATTCATTGTGATTAACTTCCTATGGTCAGGAATCATTAACCCTAACAAGGATGTTGACATTACCTATGCCGATGGGAGAAAGACTGTGACATACAACATCATTAGTTACCTGAATAACTACGTCTTTAATGGTGCACTCCCTTGGACTAAGTGGCCGTCATGGAACCAGGCTGATTATAACTTGGGTAGTAACACTGACAAGTTTCTGACCTCCATTCCTGCTACCAACTTCTACGCTACACTATCTCAGGACCTATGGATGAACGCAGTGTATGGGCTCACAGGTGGTGGACCTCATAGGATAGTATTCACTAATGATGGGGGTGATGTATTGAGAAAGAGTGTAACTGCTAGTGACTTCATCACAGGCAACGCAGTAGGACCTAACAACGCAGGCACACTGACTGTAGTATCAGGTACACTGCCATTGATTAAGCCTACCACTCAATACTATGAGTACTACTATGAGCACAATGGCTTACAGGTAACACAGAGCTACCGAGTGAACATAGATCGTAGAACACAGAGCCAAGAGTACAGCATTATATTCCTTGACCGCTACGGCTCATGGGGCAGCTTTGCATTCACAGGCAGAGCATACGAAACAGGAAGCGTACAGCGTGAACAGTACAACATGGATGTGCAAGGTAAGATAGCAAGCACTCAATGGACATATGACTTAACTGAAAGAGGATATACCAACAGCTATGTAACGGTAGAGAATACCATTGACCTCAACACTAACTGGATGATTGAGGACATGGCTACCTATTTCACTGAGCTCATCAGTTCACCATACACATACTTCAAGGTAAGCAACTACGATGAGAGCTGTGATATACCTGCAAGTACTAGGTACATCAGCTGTAATGTAGTGACATCCAACTACGAGTACTATAAGCAACGGAACAAAAATCTAATCAAGCAAAGCATTACTATTAAGCTAGCTAATAACGACATGGTCAATGGTTAGGATACAACTAGCAACAGGCTACCTAGATGTTAAGGAGGGTACAGCATTTCCCTTGACATTCCAGGTAGGAGATATTAGAGATATAAGTCAAAGGAAAGGTAACTTCTCTAAGACCATTGTATTGGTAGGCAGTAAGAATAACAATGACCTACTGAACCACTACTACGATGTGAACATTGTAGCAGGTACCTTTGACATCAATGCAGTAACTACCTGCTCAGTTATCCAGGACGGCATACCAGTCATGGAGGATGCTAGCCTACAGCTCACAGCTGTTAAAAAGGTACAGCTCACTGAACAGTACGAGGAGCATGTAGAGTATGAGGTATTGGTCAAGGAAAGCAAGGCAGATTTCTTTACAGCCATCAATAACCTTGAGCTAACAGATATAGACTTCAGTGACCTCAACCACACATACGATGCATTCAATGTGGTGAACAGATTTACCAACACTGAGGTGGATGGCTTCAAGTACTTCCTACCCAATAGTGGGGATGCATTCTATATCACTCAGGAATTCAAGCCTGCTATCTTTGCCAAGACTTACTTTGACCGTATCTTTCAAGATGCAGGATTTACATACAATTGGCCTGACCTATACGATGATAAGTTTGACAAATTAATCATCCCATACAATGGGGATACGGATAACTTCGACTATGCAGATTATACAGTCAAGGCTAACGCAGGACCAACCACTTACACAGGTACGTTCTTTGCAGGGGTAGCTGAATTTCAGAACCCTCAAACAATAGCAGGATGGACTGAGACCGAAGACCCTCAGAACATTTACAATCCTGTCACTGGAGTATACAGTACTCCATTCAATATCAGTAGTAACAACTCACAGCAGTATGACTACAGTGTTCAGATACGATATGAGATTAGACTAGTGAACTCTTCAGGTGTTACATTGTATTCGGGTCAAGCCGGTATAGCTGCACCTGTTTTCTTTCAGCCTCAGTTAGTACTAACTCAAAATGGTGTAGTGTCATTCACTACTAACCTATACACTAACCCTGCACCACTTAACAACAGTCCAACTGTTACCTATGGAGTGCAATCTCCAGGTTCAGTACCTAACGGAACCACTACTATCTTGAGTCAGACAGTAGTAACTACCATGGCATTGACAGCTCAGAACTTACCTCAGCTATCTCAAGGTAGGTTAGCTGTTAAGGTTCCAAGGATAGCAACCCCAGTGACTGGAGCTAATGCACCAATATGGCGGACAGGTTCAGCATCCGGCCCTGCATGTGCATCCGGTCAGATAAAAGTACAGGCAGTGATCACTAGCATAAATGTTACCATTACCCCTAGCAACAACATTGTAGCTATCGGTGGTACCATTGATGTGAATGACTACGTGCCACAAAAGATAAAGCAAAATGATTTTGTTAAGGCTATCTTCAACATGTACAATCTGTACGCTGATATAGATAAGACCCAACCTAATCAGCTCAACCTAATCCATAGGGATGCATACTACGATGCAGGTAAAGAGGTAGACTGGACTTATAAGCTAGCCAAAGACCAGGAGCAGTCACTGTCATTCTTGCCGGAACTGACTAGCAAGAAACTAATACTTACCTATGCACCTGATACGGATAACCCTAATGCTACGTACACCACAGCTACTAATCAAATCTACGGACAAGCAGAGGTAATCTTTGACAACGAGTATGTAAAGGATGTAACCACTAAACCTGTATTGTTCAGCCCTACACCAATCATCCGTACACCATTCGGTGCATACGTGCCAATGATTGCAGGACAGACACCTAAGAATAACATCCGTATCATGTACGACAGTACAGCTGAGATAGGATTGAGCCCATGTTCACCATACCATATCTATGACTACGGTACTACCGGTATGACAGGTGTAACCACTTACCCATACGTTGGTCACTTCGATAAGCCACTCAACCCTACTTGGGATCTAAACTTCTCGGTATGTTCATTCTACTACTACCAACCTGCAAGCCTAACCGATAACAATCTATACAATAGATATTGGAGGCGGACCATGGGTCAGATAAACAATGGTAAGATGTTGACTGCGATGTTCAATCTTAAGGACAGTGACATCCAGGCTATGGAGCTCAATGACAAGATACGCATTGATAACTCATGGTGGAACATTAACCGAGTGATTGACTACGATGCCAATGCTAACAAGCTCACACAGGTGGAGCTCATCAGTATAGATAGTGAGGTAAACTTCATGCCATTCATTAACCCATTCGGTACACCAGGTGTAGGGCTTCCAAATATATCAGCCATTCAGCAGGTAGCTAACAGCTCTATTGTTAAGACCAAGAGCATGAACAGCAACGTGCTTACAGGTGGTGGTGTAATTGGTGAGGTAGTCAACCGAGGTAACATTGTACCGGGTGGCCTCAGAGTAATGGTGGCAACCGAGGGGTACTCAGTAGAGGATGATGGTATAGTTACGGACAACCTAGTGGTAAGGGGTAGGATGAACGGCATACCTGTTGACCCACCATACTACAAGTATACTGCTATACTTTTGCAATCAGGTACAGATGACCCTGTAGCCGATGTCAAAGAGGGTAGCTTTGGAGATATAGTATGGACTAGACAAAACCCGGGAGAGTATCAGGGAGCCATACAAAATTGGGAGATAGGTACTATCCTAGGCAGTGAGCTAACCGTCATGATTAACAACGTAAACTTTGATGGGGTAATCAGTGCTCAGTATGTACCATCAGATAACACTATAGATATATTCACAACACAGATAGGAGTAGGGTTTGTAGATAACTACCTTAACTATACTACTATTGAAATAAGATATTACAAGCCATAACATGAATGAAGTAGAGATACCATTAAAGCTCGGTGGCATTGCCGAAATAAAAGCAGAACTTAGAGACCTCAAAGGTCAGATAGCTAATGCTGCTGATGCTGATACAATGACTGAGTTAGCTCAAAGAGCAGGACAGTTAAAAGACCAATTAAAGGATGCAAATGAGCAGGTAGCTATCTTTACCACAGGCTCAAAGTTTGAAGCTGTATCTAATAGCTTCGGTGCCATCAAGGGTGACTTAATGAGTCTTGACTTTGAGGGTGCATCTGAGAAGGCTAAGGTGTTTGCTAAGAACATGGCAAGCATTAAGCCTGATGATATCGGCAAGGCGTTTAAAGGATTGACAAGTACTATCGGTTCTATCGGTAAGGCATTCATGTCATTAGGTCAAACCTTACTAGCCAACCCTATATATTTAATTGCTGCGGTGATAGCTGGAGTCATTGCTGCTACGATTTACTTAGCCGATAAGTTAGGCTATCTTGACCAGGTAACTGAGGCAGCAGGTATGGTGTTTGATGCCTTGATTGAAACCCTCAAGGAATTTGGTGAGGCAATGGGTATAACAGCTGCTCAAAGTGAGGAGTACATAGCTATGCAGGAGGCTAACACTAAAGCTAATGAAGAGGCAGAGAAAAGTACAGCAGGTGTTATTGAAGTAACCAATGAAGTAGGCACTGCATTCGAGTTAGCTAAGGAAGGGGTAATCTCAAAAGAGGAAGCACTTGCTACCTACAACTCAAAGCTAGGTGATACATTTGGTGCAGCTACGACATTAGCTGAAGCGGAAAAATTATATGTAGCTAAAACTGATGCATACATTGCAGCTACCATGGCAAGAGCTCGAGCTGAAGTCTTTGCTAAGAAAGCAGCGGAAGCAGATGCCAAGGCAATCATGGCTAAGAGTAAAGACCAAACCACAGCACTAGATAAGGTTACTACCTGGGTAGATAAGAATAAGACTCTAGCGTATGTTGTAGGTGCCACTACCTTGGGTACAGGTCTAGCAGTAGTAGGTACTCTTGATGCCATGGATAAATCAGGTAAGAGCCTAGCCGATAAGCAAAAGATGAGAGTTGGAGAGGAGCAGAAAAGGCAAGGCAAGATATCCAATATGTATCAAGAGGAGGCAAAGAAGGCATTGAAGAATGCTATTGAATTAGAGAAATCTAATGACATAAATATCAAAGGTAATAAGGCAAAGACTGCAAGCAATAAAAAACAAAGCGACCAACGTATCAAGGATGCTGAGAAAGAGGCAGAGAAGCTACGTCAAATTGCTATTAAGGAAAATGAGGAAAGGATTAAAAGAGAAGATGAGCAGTTTGAACTACTTAACAAGCTAACCCTTACACAACGTGAACAGGACATCATGGCATTGACTCAAGACTATGATAAAAAGTATGAGCTCGCTAATGGCAATGCTGAACTTGAGAAGCTACTAGCAGAACAGCAGAAAAAAGATATTGCAGAAATCAATAAGAAGTATGCTGATGAGGCTGAAAAGAAAGCAAAAGAGGAGGCAGATAAAATACTTGCAGCTAAGAAAGCAGCAGATGATTTGATATTTGAATTGAATGCTACCCAACAAGAGAAAGATATTCAAGCACTGGAGGAGCAACTTGAAGCAGATAGAAAAGTCCTAGGTGATAACGCTGAGGCACAGCTACAACTCACTGCAAAGTTTGAGGAGGATAAGAAAGCCATTGAGAATAAGTATGCACTTGAAAGGATAGAGAATGCTAAAAAAGAAAGGGATGCTAAGATAGCTCTAGCTGAAGAGATATTCAATGGAGTATCTGCAGTAGGTAGTGCATTGATCAAGGACCAAAAGAAACTAGAGAAATTTAACAAGGCAAATGCGTTGATTCAAATTGGTATTGATACAGCCAAGGCAATCTCTTCGTTAGTTGCTGCAGCACAGTCTAATCCATTCAATGGAATAACAGCAGGAGCTGCAGGTATTGCTCAGTTTGCTAGCGGTATCGTTCAGATAGTTACTAACATAGCCAAGGCTAAGCAGATATTAACATCAGGTGGTACACCTTCAGCAGGTGGGGGAGGCGGTTCAGCTGAAGCAACAGGTGGAAGCAATACCAATGTAGCACAGCAGGTACCGGCATCAGCTCAGTTATTTGGTGCAGCCAATAGCGGTAACGTAGTGAGTGCAGGAGGAGGTACAGCTAACAGCTCCATGACTGTCACAGCTGTAGTATCTGAGACACAAATAACAAACGTACAGAATAAGATAACCAAGATTAACAAAAACGCTGAATTATAATGAACTCCCTACAAGCAATCACCGACCACATTGAGCAGTTCTACAACAATCACCTGCAGGTAAAGAAAGTAGGTAGTGACTTCAAGGAACAGCTATACAACTTCGCTACCCAGGATGAAAAGTATCCTATTGTTTTCATTGTGCCGGTAAGCGTTAACCCTACCGAGAACACCTCAGAGTTTAACTTTGACATCTACTGCTTTGATATCATTCAAAAAGATAGGGCTAACATCATTACAATCCTAAGCGATACACAGCAAATATTGAATGACTTGTATGTGTACTTTACTTACAGCAATGACTACAGCTTTGATGTCATAGGACTGCCTAACTTCCAGGCATTAAACAATGATCTACTTGACTACGCTGCAGGCTATGTCATGAACATCACATTAACTGTTAATGATTGGACTGACTGTGCTGTGCCTCTATCAGGGAACTAAACATTTCGGAGGCTTAGAATAATATAGGTATGAGTGCACCAAAATGGTGGGGTGATTGGAGACCTATCCTCACACCTCACACCGGAAACCTTCAACCTACTGACTTGCTAGAATGTACTTCTATAGTGGGTGGCTTACCTGTTAACACAGCAATCACAGGTGCTCAGATAATAGCAGCTGCTTCAGGTGGAGCTGCAACCTGGGGAAGTATCACAGGAACGCTATCAGCTCAGACTGATTTACAAGGTGCCTTAGATAACAAAGTACCATACACAGGTGCAACAGCAGATGTCAATCTAGGCAGTCATGATTTAACAGCTACTCAAGGTACCTTTGCTACAGGTGGAAGTTCTGATACGTTAACCGTTAACCATACTAGTGGAAGTGGTAAGGCAATCACAATAACTAAAGGTGGGTCAGGTGAAGGTATATATGTTAACAAGACAAGCGGCAGCGGTAATGCTGTTACTATTGTAGGTGATTTAGAAGCTACTACTATAAAGAAAACTAGTGGTACATCTACACAATTTTTGAAAGCAGATGGAAGTGTGGATACTACTACATACCAACCTACGCTAGTCAGTGGCACCAACATTAAGACAGTTAATGGGAACTCATTGCTAGGTAGTGGGGATTTGACTGTAGGTGGTAGTGGGTTGACTGTAGGAACAACTGCAATCACTTCAGGTACTATTGGTAGGGTATTATTTGAGGGTACAGGTAATGTATTGCAACAAGATGCATCTTTCTTTTGGGATAATACAAATAAAAGACTTGGAGTAGGGGCAACACCTTCAACTGCTGTTAGACTAGACGTAAGAGCACAAGGAGCATTATCTACTGATATAGCATTTAGGGTTAGAAATAGTGCTGATACATTAAATTTGTTTGCTGTGAATGGTGATAGTTCATGGATTTCTAGAAATAATAGTAACTCAAATCAATATATTTATTGGAACGGAACAAATAGACTTGAGCTAAAAAATGATGCATCAGGAGAAGCGTTTATTAGTAATAATACTAACGGTCTCGGGCTATCTGGTGCTACTGGATTAAGATTATCCACTGGTAATAAAGGTATTTATATATATAATTCAGGAAATTTTTACATTGGAAACGCTACTGGAATACAAGCTGGAAGCGGTCAAGGTAATATTTTATTTGCAAATAATACTGGACCAACAACAAATGTAGTAGACCACCACTACTATTACTCGGCCGACATTGTAGCAGGTAATGCAGCTCCACATTTTAGGACTGAGAATGGAGCAATAATAAAACTTTATCAACAAACAACAGCAGTGGCAGCATCTACATTTGTTCAAAATAGTGGCGCTACAATACACCCAACAAGCACGTTTGATGGATATACATTAAGTCAAATTGTTAAAGCATTAAGAAATACAGGTATATTAGCATAAACAAATAAATTATGAGCTTAACAATTAAATCAACAGCAGAAAAAAGTATCAAAATTGCAGGTACCGAATTTACACTAGAAAGTGTTTATGCTAGATTAGAGTTTGCAGCTAGAGCTAATGGCACTACATTAGAGATATCTACAGCTACTTATGTAAGCAAAGAAACTTACAAACAGGGTATGTTGTTGTATACTGATATAACATCAGGCAATATAGTAGCTACATTGCAACCAGGTGAAATACAATCTTTAGAGACTGCTGAGAAGTATGCTAAGTTGGGATATGAGCAATTAGGTTATGAAGTTTTAATTAACATATAAGATGGCTAGATACGCAAATACAGGTGAGTTTAATGTGCTATATCCTACTCGTAGGAGAATGGCTAATATCTTAAAGAGAATTATTCGCAATGACGTTGTGGATGGCGAGGGTACACTTGTAGAAAGTATCCGTATCAATGCCAAGGTAACAGGCTTCCAAAAGTTGGAGATACAAATAGTAGCCATGTACTACTTTATCTTTCTAAACAATGGAGCATTTTTATGGAACGGTGGGGTAATTACTCCAAGGGATTTCGTTGCACAATTTACGGATGAGTTAAACGCTGCAGGTATCACTGCAGAAATATACAGCCAGTACACTGAATGGTTAACTAAAAAATATCCATTGGTGCAAGCTGTTGAGGTCCTTGAAAATCAGCAAAAATTAGTGTACACATTTGAAGCAGTTGACCCTCCTGCAGGATTTACTCCTGGCTTCCCATTAGATGTCTAGCTCTTTTTTCATACCGAGAACATTAAACACATAGACGAGTGGTAGGGCACCTATCTTATCACTCTTAGTTATGTCACCTTTGGATAGGCTATAGATCATTAGCTCCCATGACCACTTGGCACTTTGCTGTTCTTTCTCTATTTCTTTAATCTCTTCAGGGTCAAGTTCTGCCTTCTCTTCATTGGTCAATGGCTCATCTGCTTCACCCATAAATAGGTTCTCATACTTTTTAAGGAAGTCATCCCTAAACTTTAAGAACTCATGTATCAATCCATACACATCAGTGATAGGTATGTCAAGGAACTTATCAGCTCTAATGGTGCAGTCAAAGTCATAGGGCTCCATTACCTCATCACCCCATTCATTCAGCTTAGTGTTCCGGTATAAGATAGCACATACATTAGCTAGGTTCTCTATATAGTTTTGACCAAAATAAAAGTCCAGGTCAATGTACTCATATAGGCATAGCTTGTTGAATGGCTTGAGTTTCAACCCAAGTAGCTCATGTTTATATCTTTTGGATGGTTCAGATTTACACCACTTATTGTCTTTGATTAATTGACGCATCTCATCCACATCGAGCTCTTCAATATCCTCAATGGGTAAGTCAGATAAAATAGAAAGTGCCTCACTATTGTAGTGATACGAACCCTGTGAGGCATCTATCTTATTAAACTCAATGAACTGCTCAACAGTTACATCACTCCACTGCTTCGGTAGGTGTATCATTTCTTAATTGTTGACCTATCTTTTGAGCTATGAACATGATATAAGGGATGGCAATGTTAGCATCTAGCTTGCGTAACAGCTTAGCCTTTTGTTTGATGTGAGCATCAGCATAGTGTTCGGTGGGTGTAAGGTCCTCACGTTTGAACATGACAGCTAACATCTCAGATATGTATCCTTTATTCTTATGTAGTGCTACCTTCTCAATAATCTTTGTATCACGTACAGTTAACTTCATTTGTGCTCGGTAGATATAGCCTTCAATCTCAAGCTCCTCCACTACAGGAAAATCTTTTTGTTCCATGGTGTTGAAGCTCTTGACAATCTCTACAAAGTCAGCAACATCCGTATCCCAAAACTCAGACTCAGGTATCCCCAGGTAAGAGAATACTTTAAGGTGTTTGTCAATGGGGTCAAGGCTAGTATCATTGTTAATATCAGTGATAGTTTCGAACTGCTCAATAGTCAGCTCATCGATTTGGTTGGGAATCTCCCTGTCTAAGATTTTTATCATGTTTTGAAATTTGAACAAATATAGGAAATTTTTAATATAGGTAATGGCAAAAGATAAACTACCAGTTTACAAAATAACTATTGACCCTGAGTACTCCGAGAATGGACAAGACTTAGGTATCGAACAGATAGCTTTTACATCCACTCCAGCCATCAAAGTCATGGGTATGGCATTCAGTGCTCAGACAAAGCCGATGAGATTTAACGACGAGATAAAGTACCGTATCACTGCACCTGCTTTGATACCTATGGAGATCTATCGCTTTGATGAGGATACAGATGAGGAGTACTATGTTAAATTCACTGCTGAAGAGATAGAGAAAATTCATGCTAAGTTCATGAAAGACATGTTGAATAAGGACCTATTCAACTTGGAACATGATACTGAAAAGACTGTACCTGCCTATGTACTTGAGGCATGGATAGTAGACACTCCAAAAGAGGACAAAGCTTACTCATCATTTGGTATTGAAGTACCGGAGGGTACACTTATGGTTACTGCCCAGGTAACTGATAAAGAGTACTATGCTGAACTTGTAGCTCAAGAGCAAATAGGATTTAGCATAGAAGGGTACTTAGGCATGAAACTAAAAGAGCAAAACAAATCCCAAATAAATACACAAATGAATGAGTTAATGTTGCCGGATGGCGAACACATCATCAACGAAAAAATCTACATCGTAAAAGATGGTAAAGTAGTTGAAGTAAAAGATGTTGAAAAAGTAGAGGCTTCTGAGGAAGTAGCCCTAGAGGAAACTGTTATCGAAGAGGAAGTAACAGAAATCCCTGCAGAAGAGGAAACAATGGCGGTAGATCCTGTGCTTGACGCAGAAGCTATCCTAGCTATTGTTAAGCCTGCAATAGATGAGCAAATCAATGCCCTTGTAGCTATGATTGCTGATCTTAAGAATCAACTTGAGGAAGTAATGAGCTCAGAGGTAGAAGAGGAAGTGATTGAAGAGGCTGTGGCTATGAGTGCACAGCAACGTTTTTCTAGTGTAAACAAATTCATAAATAACAAATAAAATGCGTAAATTAAAATTCGACTTACAAGTTGACCCAACTGCTTTATTAGCAGCGAACCCAGAGGCATTCTATTCTCAAGCTTACTTGTCTGAGGATACTGCTGACAACTACCGTTCTTTACCAGGTGTAAAGTACAAAACTAAATTAGCTACCGTTACTTTCGGTAACATCTTACAACCATCTAGCTGTTCTTTCACAGCTCCTAAAGATGATTTAGATGCGAAAGAAATTGACGTATGTGCATTGTCTGCAATGGCTCAAATCTGCCAATTCGATTTAGAGCAATCTTTCCTTGCATTACAAATGTCAAAAGGATCTAACGGAGATTTCTCTGTTGCATCTTTCATGTCATTCTATTGGGGTGAGATGGCTAACAAAATCAACGGAGACATCGAGTTAATCAGATGGCAAGGTGACACTGCTCACCCATTGAACCCAACTTTACAGTTGTGTGACGGTTACCAAAAATTGTTAGGATTAGACATCAATGTTATCAATGGTGGTACAGGTGTTATCGCTAACTTTGCTGCATTAGAGGCTGCTCTTTCTGCTGCATTTGCTTTACTTCCTGCAACTATTGCAACTCGTACAGCTGACCTACGTATCTACATGCCTACTCAATTGGTTAACATGTACCGATTAGGAGTAGCTTCAGGTAACACTAACGCTTACATCACTCAAGATTTGAACTTGACTTTCTTAGGTATCAAAATCGTAGTATGTCCAGGTATGTCTAACAACACTTTTGTAATCACTTTGAAAGATAACCTTATCTATGCATTCGATGCTGAAGGTGATTCATCTGATTTAC